TTTTCTACACATATAACAAAACAGTATGTCTTCACCTAAAAGTGATTCAAATAATGAAACACTCGCTAATATGCAGAGGCGTCTTAACGTGGAAAAAACACCCACAAAGAAACCAACGAAAACACCCACAAAGAAACCAACATTGACACGTGCTCAACAGATTCAGAATCGTGTTCAAAGAGCTAGAATTAGAGCTGAAAAGTCTCTAGTGTCTCCACCAAAAAACTCTAACAAGTTCTACAATGCGAGTAATACATTCGAGGTTCCCACACTCACTGAAGCACAGGTGAAGGTTTTGAATACGAAACCCATCATCGATACAAACTACAACAAAGAAATCAATAAGCTATTGAAAACCCGTTTAGAACGCAATGGTGATGTGTTCTTCAACGCCAACAACAAATCCTTCCCCATCAACAAGAAAGTGTCACTAGCAATGCGAAAAAATAACGCTACGTTGCTTATCAAAGAACGTATAGCTGTAACCAAGAGACTGTTTCCCAGTGTAGATGTAAAGAAACTAGAAAGTGAATCCAAGAAGGTTGCACGGACAATTGCAAAATTTGTCCAGTCAGGTCAAATTCTAAAAGCTGTACAAACAGTGGGTTCTTTATTCGCTGTTTTTTATTTGCTTAGTAAGAATCCCCGAGCGGTGGATAATACGCTCAACACGTTTATGAAGCTCCCTTTACTGCGACCAATTGGAAGAACTATTCCATCTGATCGATGGAACTCTAGGATCCAAGTTGGAATAACTAAATTCTTTAGCTATTTCTCCGCCTCCCCAACATATTCTCAATCTATTTATGAGTCTTTCTTGTCAACTATCCCCACTAACGTATATGGTCGTTCCGTAGCCGGTATATCTGTGCAATACTTGTCGATGGTTATATTGGCACTTATTGCTATTTTACCATACGAAAAGCAGACAAAATTAACGAGACAAATACTCGATTATATGTTTAAAGTATTAGACAAGTTATTCCCAGTAGTGGCAACTATCGTGACTGATGTTCTCATGCAGCGTGGTGACAGCACAAGGGTGAGGTTAGGTAAGGTAGTGCGAGGTGCGGTTAGTGCTGCACCACTAATCGCCACAGCGCTTAGAAAATAAGTTCGTCGGCATTTAAAGATAGCAGTCCTTATTTTTTCATATGGATTTAAAACTTATTAACATTAACAATAAAAAATATAATCTCTTTGTCATATCGAATGATCGATACATCACCCCAACATTGGCGAATGGGTATGAATGGGATGGATGGATGAGGGAAGACCTGGAGAAACATTACAAGGAGGGAACTGATATCCTAGACATTGGTGCGAACATAGGTTATAATTCATTGATCTTCTCTGAATATGGGCCTGTGCATTCGTGGGAACCACTGTATTACGAAGTAGCCGAACAGAATGTGAATGCAAATACTCTAAAACATCCAGTGACAATTTACCCATACGCTGTCTCTGATGAGACAGATACAGCTGATATTTTCATTCCCAAACCTGACCCGGAGATTACCCAATTGGAAGTCATCAACTATGGAAACAGTGGATTTGATATTCCCGAGAAAATACGTTCAGTTTCAATTTCGGTGGAGCGTAAAAAGTTGGATGATGTGTATTCTGGAACTCCATCATTTATTAAACTTGATGTGGAGGGGCACGAAATAAATGTTTTGAGGGGTGCGGTTGATATCATTACAAAGTATAAACCTGCTATAATGGTGGAAATACACGACATGGAAACGAGTGATGTTGATCCATACCTGAAAACTCTAGGGTATCAAGATCCAATCGAACGTCCGGAGCATATGTTTTTGTATCAGCAAGAATGAATATGTTCATCTCGGTGATTACTGACTACACGGAGGTTGGGGTTATATATCTTAACTTCAACGTCACCGAAAAACACTGTATCGTTGGGGAGTTTCCAAATTTTCTCCTTCGACAATTCCTCTGCGTGTTTTGCAGCTTCCTTAAAGGATGAGAAAAATGAGCGATCTAGAATGTAATCGTTGACGACAACGTTGGTGATAAACATGGTAACTTGATATGTATTAAAATAATAGTGCACTTAGGCCTCTAATCTTCATCTGTTATGTATTCCTCTTCTCCAACTTCTTCATCTTCTGGGTCGGGTTCAACATCCATCGCGCCATCCACGATCGGATCTTCCTCGTTTTCAACTTCAGGTTCGGGTTCATCGGTGGGAACCTCTTCGACGACTATCTCCTTTTTTTTAACTGCTCGTTTAATTTTTTTTACAGGTTCCTTGTCAAATATCTTTTGTAGAATTGTGGGAACCTTTTGGGCAAACAGAAGTTTTCTCTCTTCTGATCTGTTTATACGTGCAAGAAACGCGTCACTGAATCCCGCTGCTTTGTAAGCCTGGGTGGTGAGCTTGAAAGGTGGCCTTTTGGCGTGCTTGTAGTATTTTTCGTAAAGAATAAGAAAATTGGGGACAATTTTAATTCTTATCATGCCATTCTTCAGGATTTTTAAGTTCACGTAAACTTTATCCAAATAATCTAGAACAGGTTCTTTCGTCCTTGGAGGGGGTTGACGGGGAACATACACCGGAAGTTGGGGATCCACGAAGGGTATACCCAAATAACGACTGTTTGCTTCGAGCATCTTCAAGTAATCTCTAATATTATATATGGGTAGTATCGGTTTAACAAATTGTTCTGTCGGCATTTTTACCAGGATTTTATACAAGAAACTTCCTTCTGGTGGTGCATCCACCCTTTCAGTGGGTGATGGCCTCTCACGCTTTCGTGGGCGCTTGTAAAAACTCATTGTTTGTTGTATCCACACCTCCTAACTTAGGTGTGATAAAATATTCTAATTCACATCGGATCACGTGGGCTGATTGTTGATTCGTGTGTGTATAATAGGGACCCCAGAGCTCGAAAACCTTCCTCTCCCTGTCATACCACAAATATTCAAGCCCTAGTTTGTGGGTAAGCCAGTAAAAACGTTTTCCAGTCCTACCGATAAATGAAAATATTTGATCTTCGGTATACTCGGAGACGTCCATTTGAGAATAATGACTACTCGGGGGGGTGTAGGGAGCCATCGGTTCTCTTCTTATCTTTACTAGCTTCCATTTGTTTAAGTATATTTCTTATATGCTTTTGTGAATATACTTGATTCTTTAACTTCTTGTCACTTTTAGTCACACGTTTCTTGGGCTCCTTGTATTCCATTCTACTATCATACATTTTTTAAGCCCACTTAGGTTTACATTTCATCTTCTTCTTCCACCAATGAAACACTGCCATCACTCTCTGAACTATCCAATTCTGAGCATGTAAAGTCTTCGTCTTCATCTTCGTCGTAAAAGGTATACTCCCCCTCTCGCACCTTTATGAAATTCCCTGTATCTTCTAACCGATCCACGTCATAATATCCAGAAATCATATCCTTCGTTACTATTTCATCTTCAGTGGAAAAACGATATGTACCAGTAGTGTGCTCATCTAAAAAGTTTACGGTATAGGAATCACCATCCTCTTTCTGAATTCTCGCTATCTGTGTTGTGTTATCATCACATACTATGTCAACGAACATATGTATCTTAAAACGAATTTAAATCTTTAATAACATTAATGAATAACTTGAAGTTGGTAGGTATTCATCATATATCGAATCGTATTATCAAACCCAATGACGCGGTCATGTTCGATATAGATGACACGCTTATTTTCACTGATGGGCGCCCTAACATTCCCATCATAGAACTGTTATATTCGGCAAGGTTGAAGGGTTATAAAATAGTCATCATAACAGCAAGAGCAGGAATAGAATGGGTTATTGAGTACACAATAAAACAGTTGAAAGAATATAATATCATGTACGATAATTTGGGATTTACAAGTCCAGAAACTAAAATTAGTATGAAAAAGAAGCTACCGTTTAATTTTATCCTTTCTGTCGGTGACATGCCGACAGATTTGACTGGCTCTGACCACTGGCTTAACATTTCCACCTTTTCCCACAATTGAGACAGGACACGTACACGGTCATTGGTTCATCCGCTGAACGAGTCTGTAGTTGGAAATAGGTGGTTTTGATAGATTTACATTTAGCGCATGTAAAAAATCCAACGTGATTTTCGAGAGCTTGTTGAATCAAATGTTCCTTGTACATCTCCTTGTGAACATTGTCCTCCACTGCTTTTGCGTATGCACCTTCGGGTTGAAGTTGTTCAGGTCTCATAGCTACAACTTCAACAACGGAAACTTCTCTATTTTTTACTTTATTCCTGATAATTGTATTAGAAGATAAAGCCCGCTTCAAATTTAAGAATTTATGCTTATAGATGTTCGTAAACTTGTGGTTGTCCCACGCTGCAACACCGTTTCCTTTCTCGATCGTCTGTTTGGAATGTCTCACTATACACTTTTCCAAATCTGAACACAGAGAATCACTTTCATCGAGATCAAATACGTTTGAAAATTGTGCAATGACATGATTTCTAAGTGTATTATCCATACTCAATACGTGAGCCAAATCTATATGCAACTTTAATGAAATAGTATAATTTTCAGTAAAATTGAGTGACTTAGGGCAGGGGAAGACCCTCGTAGGGATTATTCCTCGAGCAGTCTTCCATATTTTCAGGGGAACAGTTATCGAAGAATCCAGAAACGCGACGGGAGGGGTTCGTATCCACAAACCCATACCGTCCAGAAGTGTATCTCTCCTTGTTCATGAGAGAGAGGATCCCAATAACTACAAACAGTATACCCATGTTCCGCAGAGCTGTGCGGTTAGTTGCATTCATTTTATATTATACGATTTTTTTTATTTCATCTAGGTAAGGATGAACAAGGCCATACTTATCCACGAAAAGAAAGATCAAATAGAAGAAATAGACTTGGATATATCCCCAGCTAAAAATCAGATATTCAAAATACTTAACGGGAGGCAGACATTTATAGGACAGTGGCCTGATATAGATGTCGTCATCGTGAAACCAACAAGTGGAATGTCAAAAAATGAAAATAGTCTACCATACCCATTTAGCAGTGAAGAAGTCTATGGGAAGATTCTCCTGATCAGGATGGATAAGGACTCCGAACCACGGGATTTTACGTTAAAAGAGTACCAATCATTTAGTAGTAGGAACAAACGCCTCAACGTTTAAGACTGCTGTTGCGTATTTCATACACAGCTGGAAATGAACATACGCCCAATCGATGGGGTTCTCCATCGTGGGCTTTCCCGGTAACGGGTTCCTATTTACATATTTCGAAATATCCAATTTCTCACCACTGATACTCTTCACTGTATAATCCCCAACCTCTTTCAACCACATGACATGTTCTTCGTTTTTACAATCAAAGCTTCTTACAAAGTGAGCCATTTATATTATTTGAGATTCTTTTCTTTAACAGACTACCAGACTTGAAGAAGTCATTGTAGGGACAACCTTGACACCTCTTGTGTCGTATAGCACACTCAAGTCTTTCAACCTTCGTCATGCATGGTTTCTCATTTATTTTTTTCCGTTGTCGATACGTTCGTACTCGTCGCCCAACGTTGTAAACGGTTGGACTTATAGCCAACATGTTTATAAAATTAGAGATTCTTTTCTATAAGTCCATACCTACTTGTATTTCTTTCTGAGTTTCTGTCTAAACGCGTGCAACACGGCACCCATCATATACACCTCAGTGCGCCGCTGTAGTTTTTTGACTTGGGTTTGGGTGGAATCTGTAGATTTGGCTTGTATCTTGTCCATGGTGTCACCTAACTTCTTAAACTCTTTTCGAAGCTTGATGTGTTTGGTTTTCTCACTTGGGTTCATCTTCGAAGTGATCTTCTTTGGTAAATTTGTAGTTATATTCATCTTCGAAGTGATCTTATTTGGTAAATTTGTAGTCATACTATATACATATATTTTTAAAAAAAGTTTTCAGCGATGCGGGATCGCAGATATACGTTTGGGTCTGGGGTGGATAGGGGGGTAGGGGCGTCCAATAATTGGCACCTAATCGTCCCTAACCATCATTAAATGGATCCAAAAAGCCATTCATACCACCCTAGCACCTTTTCCCTACTCTCTGCGATGCGTGTCAAGTAACCGCGCGCTCGGGTCTTTTACGGTGGTCCATCGGGGACGCCAAATTTCTGAAATGAGGTGATCGTTGTCCTTCCCATACATCTTCCAAAACATATTTCTATACATCGCCTCCTCTTTAGTGAGAGGAACGTTGAAATGTCTACACTTAGTCTTGATTTCCTTGAAAAGCATGTCATCAACATCCCTTTCAGCGTACCTCTTTACTTGTTCAACCCAGTTTGTTCCCACCGCGTCGCTCATACCGTCTTTTTGACGCCATAAAACTTCATCTGGTAGGTATCCGATGAAAGCTTCACGTAAAACTTTCTTTTCGATAACATCCATCTTTAGGTTCTGGTTCATGGTCATGCAAACGTCTATAAATGTTTTATCCAAAAATGGAACAATGAGGTCTAGACCGTGAGCACCCGCACACCGATCCGCGCGTAATCCATCAAACTGGTGGATCAATCGTAACCGACGCATGTTTTCACACGCAAACTCCTCGACACTGGGTGCGTTGTGGAAATATAAGTATCCACCCAACACTTCATCACTCCCCTCTCCTGAAAATATGTAACGACACGTCGAGTGCTGTTTGATGTATTTACATAAAAGCCACATGGGTGTGCTAGCTCTCACGGTGGTCGTATCATATGACTCTAGCGAGTATATGACATCATTGATGTGACTTATACCTTCATCAGTGGTGAATGTCACCTCAGTGTGATCAGTTTGTAAATACTTTGAGACTTTACGAGCTGCCTCTAGATCAGGGCTTCCAGGGAGACCTATGGAAAACGTTTTGATTTTACCCAATTTTCTTGAAGCGATGGATGCTATCAAACTACTATCGAGTCCACCCGAAAGTAAAAATCCGATATCACGTTCAGTGTTCTCGATTCTATCATGCACGGCGTGTGTTAGAGCTTCGTGGATATCACGGAGATAGTTACTGGTCACATACTTATTGATAGGCCAGTAGTTATTATAATAACATATGAAATCATCCACGTGGGAGTCATAAATATGACCCGGTGGGAAAACAGAAATTTCAGAGTTTAAAAACAATAGAGCTTTCACTTCACTGGCAAAAGCTATCGAACCCTCGTTGTATCTAGTATAAAACAGTGGTCTAACACCCACATGATCTCTCGCCGCTAATACACGATTTCCATCTGTATATACGAATGCAAAATCACCGTTGATCTGTTTTAACGCACCGACAATCCCAAACGATTTGATGAGGGGTATGAGTACTTCACAGTCACTAGACCCCTTTTCCTCGCCAGTCCTATGTTGTTTGTGGTTGTATATTTCACCATTACACACCAACATTTGGTTATTATCGATGAATGGTTGCATACCCATCGGTGTGAGATCATTTATGGCTAAGCGATAGAAATCCATTCTACACTTACCAATCTTTTTGCTACCGTAGTCATCGGGTCCTCTGTGATTAAGTAGATATGAAGGTGTTTCAGTGTCTTCACCGAAAAGTGCTAGAATACCACACATTATACAAGTAAGTCATTTAGTTTTTAAGCTAAAATCCATCCATTCACCAAAGTCTTCAGAATTCGCCATACCGTCCATCTCCTGTCCAGATAATGATATCGTTTCTGTGTCATCCCCAAAGTGTACATCAAACTTCAAAATACAGTAAAATGATATGTTCGTTTTCCTCGCCAATATATCAATTGTATTTAAATCATATGACTCGATATCTAACGAACGTTTTATAATTGTAGGTGTTCCGTATGGGAATTTTACACGTTCCCCCATTTTCAATTTCCTTTGATCCCCAGACATGTCAAACGATGGCCATATTCTATTTCTATTTCTAAAATCCGCCATATAATCGATACAATTATTAGTGACATCTCTATCTGTAAAACAAATGAAACGAGGTTTTAAACTGGGATCCACTAGACTCAAAAACGTCCCATTGCGAATCAATTTTACAAAGTGGAACTCCATTTAATTATATTAAGGAAAAAACTTTAAATAACATATATGAACTTCCCTAAAACACCAGGTCAATGTAAATATGCACTAGCCCTCAATTCAAATAAACCTATCATAGTTGGAACTGGACCAGCAGGGTCAGGTAAAACCATGATGGCCTGTCAATTAGCAGTAGAACGTATTCATGGCCTGGCGAGGGGGAAGGTAATTCTCACACGCCCAATGGTAGCTGTGGACGAAGACATGGGGTATTTACCAGGGGATATAGAAGAAAAGATGGAACCGTGGACAAAACCAATGTATGACGTTTTTGAAAAGTGGCTTTCACATAACCAGATGGATAGACTCATTTATATTGAACCATTGGGGTATATGAGGGGGCGGACGTTCGAGAATACATTAATTATCGCTGACGAGATGCAAAATTCTACACAGAACCAAATGAAAATGCTCCTCACACGTGTTGGTGAGGGAACAAAACTGGTTATCATGGGGGACCCACAACAATCAGATCTTGGAAGTGATAATGGGTTGGCTAATCTCATATACCACATGAGTATATATGACACGGAGTATATCGAATATGTAAAGATGGATGAAAGTGATATTGTTAGACACCCAGCAGTGAAGGAGGTCCTCAAAATATTACAAAATTAGTTTGTATTTTTCTACCCTCTTCACTAGAATAGAAACATTCAATTGTGTTCGCATGATTCTCTTATCGAGGGCTACCTTTTCGCGTTCATACTGTAGTAACTCTTTATTCCGTTCTTGAATATATTCGAGTTCCTGTTCGATAGCCATGTATTGACCAGCAAGTCTAAGATTCGTCGGTAGATTTTTCATATCATGTTCAAGTTGTTGGCACTGGAGAGAGATTTCTTCAATTTTTTGGTGATGATCCATTCTTATACTGAGATGTGGATTCAACTTTAAACTCATTTCATTGTGAAAAAAATTCTCACCTTATATTAAATGTCTCAGATCACGAAAGCTAGCATGCTGCAGGGCACTGCCGCGATTCAGAACATGACTAACAGATTTGCTCGGAAATTGACTGTCAGTCTGACATATGGTCAGATTGTTCTCATAACAATGCTCGCTTCCTCTTACCTCGTTGTGGCGTCTCTCGGTATCAACATGTTCAGTCGTTGCACTGAACTCAAGGGGGTGAAGCTTCAAGAAAACTTGAACAAGTGGATAATTGCAACTCTCGCGATTGCTATAGCTATCCCGTGCACACTCTTCACTGTTCGCATGGCTGGAAGTAAGCTTACAGGTTTAATGATGCTTCTCTTCGCCATATTTGGTATCGTAGCCAGTGCTGGTGTTCTCAACTGGAACTCAAAATGTGCCGCTGTTGAGGAATCCGAAAAGATCTATGGTGGTATGAACATGGCTGTGTTCATCGTCATGCTTTTAGCTTCTTTCATGTTACTGCGAACACCTAAACCAAAAGTAATCTAAGGTGTCTGTATGGATGAAACCAATTGTTAATAATATTTACACACTCCTAATGTTCTTGGCCTACGTGATGCGCAGGGCAGGGACATTTTCATTGGAAGAAAAGGTTGAAATGATTGAATTTTTGAGTTACATGGCACTCAACCCAAACAAAGTCAGTCTCAGCCTCAGGTTTGATTTTTCCTTCTCAAGATACTCCTCAAGGTGTATAGTTGCACGATAAATCCAATGGATGTATACACAGTGGAAATGTTCATACCAAACTTTCTGTATTGGTATATTACCCAGAGGAAACTTGCCACCAAGGCCATATACAACATCTTCTCATCCATCTGTTCCTCTAGTTTATCGACCTGGTCATACATTTGTAAAAAACCCATACCGAATGCTACACTGGATATTATTTCGTTAAGATCCATTATATTTTATATATACCTATATTATATAATGGATATATTTTTAGAAAAGTTTGCAGGAAAGATTGACACGAAAAGTCTTTTGAAAACTATAGAAG